CGTTACGCTCTTGAAAAAGTTTTTACTTCAGCTGGTGGACGAACTGATTCTGCCGACGGCATTTCTTTTTTCGACATGTTCGCGGAGCAGATGAGTAAGCGGTTCAGACAAGAGCCTAACGGCAGTATTACTGTTGTTGATGAACAAGGTGATCCTATTCTTGACAGCGAATCCGGCAAGCGAATCTCACCTGAAGATTTCGTCAGCAGTTATAAAACACATCCTGTTTACGGAACTTTCTTTAAGGGAGTCAAAGGTTCAGGCGCTGGTTTGAACTATGCTGGAACAGATGCAAACGGAATGCCTGTAGAAGACTTAACGTCTTTGTCTAGGGAGGAATTATTCCTAAAGGCATTTGGATAAATGTTTTGCCCCGAAAGGGGCTTTTTTATTGGGAAGAATAGAAGTTTCGGAATTATATGTTAGAAAGCACCCGGTTTTGACTGGCCGTGATGGTTAGCAGGCAGGGTGTTCGAGTTAGAGCGTGATGCTCTGGACACGTTTCACCTTTCCTCCATTAACCACAGGAGTTTAATTCTAATGGCTTTAAATCTATCCGAGGCTAAAAAGCACTCTCGGAATCCACAAGAGCTAGCAGTTGTAACTGAGTTAGCAGCTGGTCCGCTTTTATCCGTCCTCCCTTTCCGCGACATTCAAGGCAACGGCCTTTTCTGGAAGCGTGAAGAGAGCCTCGGAGACGTTGGTTTCCGTAATTACAACGCTAACTACACCGAAAGCTACGCTGAGATCAGTCAGCAGTCTGAAAGCCTTCGTCTGTTCGGCGGAGACATCAAAATTGACCGCGCCATCCTTGATTTGGAAGGTGGTGAGTCACGCGCTTATCAAGTGCAATCCAAGACACGCGCAATGCGCCTTTCCTGGGAGTCTCTGTTCATTAACGGCGATTCAAATCAGTCTCCTTCTGAGTTTGATGGCCTAGCTGCTCGCATGCCAGCGGCTGACCACGCCTCCAACTCTCAAGTACATCGCAATGCTTCTAGTGCTGCGACTCTTAACTTAGAGCGCCTGGACGAGGCTATCGACAGCGTCGATGCTCAGGGTGGTACTAAGTACTTGGTTATGTCCAAGTCTGCTCGTCGCGCTTTGACTACCAAGGCCCGTGCATCTGCTCAGATTGATATTGCTCGTAACGAGTTTGGTTATCAGCAGATGGTTTACGCCGGTCTGCCTGTCATCGAACTTGATCGTGACAATCTTAATGCTGCGATTCTTGACGCAACACCTGCTGATCAGTCGATCTATGTCTGTACCTTTGGTAACGACTTACTGACTGGTATCCAGAATGGTGGTGTTCAAGTCCGTGACTTAGGAGAATCAACTGCTTCTCCACAGATCGTTGTTCGAGTTGAATGGTATTGCGGCTTGGCTATGGTAAATGGACGTGCTGCTGCGCGCCTGACCAATGTCAACGCTACTGTTTGATTCTTTCTTTTAAAAGATCAACAACAGAAGGGGCTCCGGCCCCTTTTTTTTATGTAATTGGGAACCTATTACAGACCAAGTTGCTAACAGTTGAGCACTAGGTTTTTAAAATTTTTAGGTATTTATTATGGCTCGTCGTTCTACGGGAATGTTCCCCCGCGAAAAGTTTGACATTGACGCTAATTCTCTTGTCACTGCAAGTGACACGACTCCTGGCGTAACTCTTGCTAACATCAAGACCATTCGTGTTGGTCTTGTCAATACAACAATTACTGGTAACGCTACTGTTGTCTTCAACATTGGCGGCCAAGACGTTACTTTCACCGCTAACGATTTCGACAAAAATGGTACTGCTATTGCTCACCTTCGTGGTGCTTTGTGTGATGCAGATAACCTCGTTAAGTACACCGCCACTGCTGGCTCCGGTACGGTTTCGGTAGGCACTGCTTTCTTCGACACAGTCGACAACGTCGGTTGATTTAACAACATACGGAATAATAAGGGTGGCTAAGGTCACCCTTTTTTGTTATGCATTTATCAAAGTTTCCGACAGTCTTCGTGAAGGGTGGCGAAGAGCGCAAGGCGTTTTTTACTATTCAGGCCAAAGAGCTAATTGCCGCTGGATGGGTTGAGAAAGGGACTGAAAAGAAAGTTTCTGAGCCTGTTGCTGAAGCAAAAGAAGAGCCTAAGATTGAAGAGAAGCCTAAAGCACGGCGTGTCGCAAAAAAGAAAGCTGAAGAATCATGAGCGATGAAGTCCTTTACGTAAAAGGTCCAAGATACCTTGACGGTGTCAACCTTGACGCTGGGATTATTTCTGCTGAGCCAAAGACTACTCGCCGTCAGATAAGCGATCCCGTAAATGATGGAAGTCTGGGCAAACCTACATATGTCCCAGGTTCAGAGAATTTAGACGGCACACCTCTTTAATAAAAGCGGAAGACTACTGAGAACGGCACGGACAGCAAGTGGCAATGTCTCTTTCTATTGCCAAAAGTCTTGGCAAGTCTAAAGTTAAAAAAAACAAAGTAATTAGTGAGTATGGTGGCAAAGCATCACCGTCAAAGAAAAAACCTTTTAATGGTGCAACCAATCGTTTAAGGAGAAAAAAAAGTGGCCGCTAAAGGACGCACCGCCAAATTTTACGCTAGCAATCCTGAAGCGTATAAGAAGAAACTTGCTTATGATAAAAAACGGAACGAGAAGCCAGGGCAAAAGAAATACCGAGCGGAGCTAGCCAGAGAACGTAGGGCTAGGGGCATTATGGGTAAAGGTGGTAAAGACGTAAGTCATACTGCTGACGGCAAGTTCAAATTGGAAAACCCTAAAACCAACCGAGCACGAAATGGCCACGGCAAGAATGGCAGGCTTGCTTCAGGTAAAGGCACCAAGAAATCTAAGCGGTAGGCAGACTAGCCTAGTCATTTAGTGCAATGGCGGTAAGGATAACCTCTGCAGAATCAATCAAGCAGGCTATACTTGCTGATGTTTTACTGCGTGAAATATTTGCCAAAGTAGAAGTAAACCAAACTGGCTTAGCACCTATTACTTTAGGGCCAAGTATTGGCATTCTTGGAATTCCTTTAATCAGTGATTTTGAGGCGACTTGGAAATTAACAATTATTGGTTTAACTAATCTAGAATCCAAGCAGGTTATAGATTCTCTTGAGAGAATATTTATTGGAGCGTCGTTTAAATCTTCTAGTAATGACATCCGAGTTAATATTTTCTCATTAGTAACACGCGAAGTTTTAGAATCTGCGGAAGAACAGCAAAAATTAAAAGAAGATGCACAGCGGTCAAGAAATCTTGAAAAGGCAATTGTATATGCCGGGAGTTTAAAAAGCGGCATTGATGGACAGAAAGGTTTACAAGGTATTGCCGGAGTAAAAGGAGAGACTGGACTTCAAGGGCCACCAGGGAGAAATGGACAAGACCTTGTTGCTACTGAAGCAGAACTGCATGACTTAAAAGATGTCTTTATTCCTGATCCCAGAGTAGGCCAGGTACTGACATGGGATGGAGCCAGTTGGATTTCATTGTTTGTTCCGCAAACATATAGGTATGCGGGCAGTGGTATTGAAGAAGCCCCTAACGATGGCAATTATTATGTTCGTCAAAACAAGGTTTGGGTTGAGCTTTCTGAAGCTTTAGGTAGTACAGGCGTTGAGTCAGGCAACTTCGACCCTTAAGGAATACTAGTCTAGCATTTTTACGTCGATGCCAACCCCCGCTAATCGTGCAAAGATACAGCTGGCAAGGGGTTCCTTTACCAATATTTCTGCTAGTCTCTCTGATTTGCTTGACGGGGAGCTTTGCTACGCAAAAGATGAAAATAAGCTTTATATGGTTGAGGGGTCAGCCCTTACGCCAGTCGTTGCAGAGGATGATGATGTTTTAGTAGAAGTACATAACCAATCTGGTTCAGATATTGCAAAAGGTAAGCCTGTTTATGTCAGTGGAACTCATAGTTCAGGCAAGCCAATCATTGCATTAGCGGATAGTAATGGATCAGGAACTTATCCAGCAATTGGTCTTGTTCATGAAACAATCACTAATGGTACTGACGGCAAAGTAATTATCAGTGGCCTAATTACAGACATCAACACTAGTACGCTAGGCAGTGCCGGTGCTGCTCTTTATATTGATTCTACTGCCGGTGGTTTAACTACAACAAGACCTACTGCTGCAACAGAAAAAGTACAAAAGATTGGACTAATAACAAGGTCACACGCATCAAATGGTACTATTTTAATTATTGGTGCTGGACGTACTAACGATATTAACAATGAACTTGTTGCATTAACAGGCGTAAGTCTAAATGCTGCAAACTTAGGGACGTTTACTGGCTTAACAATTCCAGATAACCAGGACATAAAAAATGCGCTGCAAGCGTTAGAGACAAAAGCAGAGACTGCTATCGTTGATGCTGACATCTCGGCAACAGCTGAGATTGCAGTTAGTAAATTAGCCAATGGCACTGCTAATCAAGTACTGGTCACTGACGGCACTGATGTAAGTTGGTCTGATAATTTAACGATTGCTGGCAATCTTACAGTTTCTGGTACGACTACTACAATCAATACTGAAACCCTAACTGTTGAAGATAAAAATATTGAAATTGCAAAAGTTACTACGCCAACAGATGTTACGGCTGATGGCGGTGGCATTACATTAAAAGGGGCTACTGACAAAACAATTAATTGGATTAATGCAACTGATGCCTGGACATTTAGCGAGCATGTTAATATTGCAGATACAAAAGAATACAGGATGAATGGTACAGCTGTTTTAAAATATTCTGGATCAGACAAGATTCTTGATAACGTAATTGTCGATGGCGGCACGTATTGATCGGTAACCTAGTTCGCCGTTATATAACGGTGTACCGGCCTATATAGGCACAAAAGGGAGCCACATGGCTAACACTATCAAACTAAGGCGTTCTGCAACGTCTGGGGCGATTCCTACAGCTAGTCAGCTTGCTTTAGGCGAGTTGGCGATGAATACTTTCGATGGAAAGTTATTCATTAAAACAGATCAAAGTGGTACAGTAGCAGTCGCTGAGATTGGAGCAGGTGGTGGTAGTACAGTTACAATTGCAAGCACACCGCCAGGCAGTCCTAATGTAGGAGATATCTACTGGGATGATGTTGACGGGTCAGCGTACATTTACTATGATGACGGGAATACTCAGCAATGGGTATCATTAAGTGCTGCAGCATCTGCGGTTGACTCTGCATTTATCGAAACACCACAATCTATTTCAACTAGTAAAGTAATCAATGCTAGTACAAATGCAGGAATGATGGGACCGACAGTTGCCATTAATTCAGGAGTATCAATCACTGTCGGGGCTAATTCTCAACTTACTGTACTTAACTAATCATGGCATACGGAAAGATCAAAGCAGATGCAATCATCTATGACAATAGTGGTTCTGATGTAGAAGTATCTACAGCAGATATTACTGGTAAAGCTGGACTTGCATCCCCTACATTTACAGGTACTCCTGCAGCTCCCACAGCGAGCAGTGGAACTAATACAACACAAATAGCTACGACAGCATTTGTTGCTACAGGACTTGGTACTAAACTACCGCTTGCTGGTGGTACGTTGACTGGTAACGTTGATTTTAACGACAACGTAAAAGCTAGGTTTGGTACTGGTGATGACTTACAGATTTATCATGATGGTACTAACAACTGGTTTTGGGCTCAGAATGGTCCGACGATTCATGAATCTAGTAGTAGTTGGACTGTCAGATCAGTTGCAAATGAAAATTA